CTAGAAGTCGAGGGCGGAAGCCGCCTTGCGGAGGTATTCCGGGCTGAAGCGGGCGTAGACGCGGTAGGTGATCCGAGGATCCGTGTGGCCAAGGAACTGGGCAATTTCGTCCATCGCCACGCCAGCTTCGGCCATCCAGACCGCCGCACTATGTCTGAGGTCGTGAGGGGTTACGTCCGAAAGCCCGGAGCGCTCGACAGCCGCGGCGAACCCCTTCTTGATATTGAGAACCGGACCGCCGGCATATTCGATGACATAGGGCGTGAGCGCGGCCTCTTTGGCCTTGAGCAACTCCGAGCGCAGCCGGTCGGTCATCGGCACCAGAGCGCGACCCTTGCGGTTCCGTTCGCCGACGACGGCGAGCCTGATCTGATTCCGGTCAAAGTCGACGCGATCCCAGGTGAGCTGCAAAATTGCCGATTTGCGGCCGGCCGTCGACAGGGCTAGCACCATGAACAGGCGCACATGCGCCATGCCGCAGGCGTCCAGCAACTTCTGAAACTCCGCTTTCGTCAGATGTCGATCGCGTGGCGGCGGCGCTGATGGCGCCTCGAAAACCGCCCCCTGCACCCCGCGCCAATTGAGCGCCTGGCGGACGATGTTCAATTCCTTGAGAATTGTGGCATCGCTTGTGGGTCGCCCGCGCTTCCCTTCGCCCTGCAGGCGGCGAAGCTGCGCATATTCCCGACAGACTTCCCGTGTGATTTGATCCGGCCGGAGATGGCCGAAGCTGGCCTTTGCTTGTTTCCAGCCATTTTCAAGGCGATCGTGATCGGCTATCCGGCCCTTCTTTTCGTCCAGATAGGCCTGGACGATTTCGCCGGTGGTCGCCCCTGGAGGCGCGGCCATGGCTACACGCAGGTCGATCAGCCGGCGCTCTGCTTCCTCACGATCGTGGGTACGAAGGGAGCGTCGCTGCGTGGCGCCAGTGGCGTCTGACCAGACGGCGTACCAACTTCCCCGGTAGAGCTTGGCTCGCATTTCGGACATTCGAATTCTCTCACGGTGGCGGCGGGAATGCGGATCAGCCTGCCGACCCGGAAGGCCTTCAGGCGTCCATTGCCTACCAGATCACGCACATGCTGCGAAGAGCAGCCCCAACGATCGGCCAAAGTCTCGGGGGTGTAGGGGCGTTCATCCATGGTCACACCCGCATCGGCATGATGACGGCGCGGCGGTCATCGAGGGCAGCGCCCGTGAGCAGTATTTGCCCGCCCGCCTCGGTGATGCACATCTCGACGGTTTCGCAATCCAGGGCCGCGATCATCTCGATGAGATATTTGTAGTTCATCCCGATGATGTCGACCGGAACCGGGGTCAGGTCCTGGTGGGCGCAGATGTCCTTGCCGGAGAAGGTGGGGTTATCGAGGTCTGTCGTGGTCAGCTCGGTTTCGCCTTTGGAGAAGGTCAGCTTGACCGGCTTTCCCTGCTTCGACACCGGCGTTCCGGTGACAGCCGCGGCTGTCTCGACGCTGGCGGCCAGGCTCTTGGCGTCATAGGCCAAGACAGGTTCACGGCCGGGCATGACCCGGCGCCAATCGGGGAAAGTGCCCTCGATCAGCTTGGTGACCATTTCCGTTGTGCCACCATTGACGCGCATGCGATGCCCCGAGGTGCCGACGCTCAGGGTCAAGGTCTCTGTCTTGTCGAAGACCTTGCCGATCACCTGGACGGTCTTGGTGGGGATGATGATCGAGGGAATGGCCGGCAGATCGGGCGCTGCCATATGGCGCGCCATGCCCTTGTGGCCATCGGTCGAGATGAAGACCAGGTGATCAGGGCTTTTGGCATCCGCCAGATCGCCTGGCTGCATGGCGACACCGCAGAGATAGTAGCGCGTCTCTTCGCTGGAAACCGACACCAGGGCGGCGGCAAGGCACTGCCGGAAGGCTGGGCCGGACAGGACGAACTCTTCGGCCTCGGACGGCTCCTGGAGCATCGGAAAGCCTTCTGCCGGCAGTGTGGGCAGATTGAATTCTGACCGGCCGGAGGTCACGCGCAGCACATCGGAATTGGGTCCGCTGCCGGCGATAGCTTCGAGCCGGGCTTCGCCGCGATCCTTGATGGCCTTGAGCGCCGCACTCAGACGGGCGGCATCGACGCAGATCGGCCCAAGCTCGCCCTCGCAATCGATCCAGGTGTTGAGGCGGATGTCGAGATCGGTCGCGACCAGTTCCATCTTGTCGTTGCCGGCCGCAATATGGATGAAGCCGAGCATGGGGTTGGGGCTGCTGCGCTCGATGGCATGCCCAAGCTTGCTCACAGCCTCGGCCAGCTGGCGGGGGACAATAATGGTCATGCAAGATCCTCCGGCTTGAGATCGGCAAGGCCGCTCAGTCTGCCGTCCATGGCCTTTTCGAGCTGGTAGAGGGCCTCTCGGGGCTGCTTGCGCTGCAAGCGGACGATCGCCTCATCAAGCGCGGTTAGGTCGATATCGACCTCGCCGGCGTATGTCAGGTGGAGTAAGCCATCCCACGGTTCGGGCTCGACCCAATCGTCGATGTTGATTGCACCGGTTTGGATGCGACGCTGCAATTCATTGGCAAATTCATCGTCTGTGGTTTCCCGCAGCCAATCCGGCCGTTCATTCCACAGGGCCAGGCGCTCGCGCTCGTGGTCTCTAGCGTGATCGGAGATGGTGATCCGCACGAGGCCGACCAGCCAGCAACCGTTGTCCGGATGAACGAAGGTCCGCTGCGTTCTTGTCGAAATGCCGTCAGCGGGCTCAAGGTGCGCTTTGCACAATGGGCAGGGCCGTATCGTGGCCGCAGGCTTTTCGTGGTTCATGCCGCCCTCCTGAGGCCAGCGCGGTGGGCGTCGCGCACCATGGCAAAGATTGCGTTGAGCATGTCCTGCTCGACATCGTCGCGCTTGCGGAACTTGATCGGCTTGCCGGGCAGGGGTTCAGCCGGCGGTATCCATTCCGGCCCCTTGCCCTGGACCGCATCGCGATACTCGGTGGCGAGGGCGCGGGCGTCGGCGATATCGACGGCCTGGGCGATCTCGGCGCTGGGATTGGGCAGCTCGAACAGTGGATAGACCGCCTGTTCGAGAATGCGCCGTTCCACCGCGCGAATATCGAAGCCGCCGCCATAGCCGGGCGCGCCCATCAGGGCGAGGTCCTTGAGCGGTGTGGGCCAATCACGGGTGAAAGCTTCCGCCGCGTCATGCAACAGGCCATAGATGCGCCATTCCGGCCGGGGCATGGCCCTGGCGACGATCAGTGAGTGCTGGGCGACAGACAGGGGAAAGAAAGTATTGTTGGACCAGCGGCCCTCGCCGGACAGCTGATGCGCCAGGGCGCGGGCATCGATCATGTCCGGCTGGGGGTCGACAAAATCGAAGGGACGGCCGGAGGCGGTGAAGGTCCAGAAACGGAAGTCGGCCTGGGCTGTCTGGCCAAAAGGGTGGGCGCTCATCGGAAAAATCCCATCATGGTGATGGCCAGCAGCGGTGGCACAAGGGTGAAAATCAGGGGCACAAAGGCGTTTTGGCCCCGCGCCAGCCAATTGGCGGCGCGCCAAATGATGCCGCCCGGGTTCATGATGCGCTCCCGGGTGGATCGACCTCAAAGAAGGCAGCGACCTCGTCCAGGGCTTCGCGGCCCTCGATAATGATCGCCGCATTTTCCAGGCTGTGGTCGGCACAGGCATGGGCCAGATCGATCACGCGACCGATCTTTTCGATCAGCTCGGTGGCCATGGCTTCGCTGTCCTGGTCGAAGCTGGAGAGGGTGGCGTTCATCACGCGACCTCCTCGGGGTGGATATCGGCGATGTGTTGTTCGACAGCTTTCGCTGTCCGGACACGCTTGCCGCAGTGGGGGCAGGGATGGTGGGCGCCGGAGCGGCTCCGCTTCTGTGTGCGACTGCCTGTGCGGCGCTTTGCGTCGGTGTCAGCCATCAATGCACCTGACCCTGCATGCGCAGAAAGGCGTCGGCCAGGGTGGGCATGAGGTCGGGCCAGAGATCGTCAATCTCGCCCTTGTGCAGACCCATGGCGCTCAGGGCCTGACGCATGCTTTCCGTGCCTGGCATGCGCCGCAGAAGGCATTCGGTGGCCCGGCTCAGAAGCTGCTGACGGGTTTCAAAGCCGCGCGGATCATCGACCTGACGCACGACAATCTTGTTGGCGGCGGCGCGGGCGGCCGGGAAATGGGTCTTGATGTCGGCGATGGTGAAATCGGCGAGGTCATCCTCGGTGGTTGGCTCGCCATCGGCGGCCTTGCCCAGAATGATGTCGCGCATCTTCGCGGCGATCGGGTGGATGCCCGGCTCGGCCGGATCAAGTGGAATGACGTTGTCGGAAGCGGACAGGTGCATGATGCCCTCCAGTGATGAAACTGGGGAGCATGGTTGCGTAGTGCGCAACTAAAGTCAAGCGAAGGTTGCGCGATGCGCAACCTGAATGCGTTAGGGGCGACTTATGCGGCCAACAACCCGGCCGACAATCCTGAAGTCCTCGGCCAGGAGCCGCTCTTCGTCCCCAGGAGTAGCCTCGGATATTATCCGGTACACCGGTGGCTTGGATTTGCGATCCATTTTGATGGTTTTGACCTGGAAGTTCTCGTCGCCGAACGCGATCGCGTAAATGGCGTCGGCGACCCAGTTGCTCTGTGAAACGTCCACAATGACCCGATCGCCCTCGTACAAGCGCGGCTCCATGCTGTGGCCGATCACGGGAACTATGATGGTCGTTTCTGGTTGTCCGCCCAGGCTGTGCCGCAAAAAAGATGGTGGGATCACCCATTCCGCTGCCACGGGGTGCCCGGTGGCGATGCCGTGCGTCTGGACGCGCGCGACCGCTCCGTCGAGCTTGCCGTAACCCATGCCTCCGGCAGCGGTCGTCTCTGGAGTGCTGCCTGGCACTATGCCTCGGTACACCACTCTCCCGTCAACAAACGCCGCACCATCGTCATCGCCGTGCGGCGTGGGCCACACATCGTCTGCGTCGGGTACGCGCTGGAGTTCATGGACCTCAGGTGGAAGGGAGTAAAGCCTGTCGGGCGACACCCCGAACAATTTGCCAAGTTTGTCCAAGTACTCGGGGGTGGGCTCCGATCGCCTCTCGCCCAGCCAGCGGGATACAACGCTTTTATCGGCCTCAGTTGCCTTGATAAGGTCGCCGGGCGAGAAGCCAAAGCTCTCACACCACTCTGGCAAGAAATGTTGGCGCCGTCGCGTTTTTGATTTGTTCCGTTGCATGATCCGCAACCTAATGTGACTTGGCTTTGCAGTCGTTAGCGCGGTGCGCAACTTTGACTTGACGAAAGTTGCGTGATGCGCAACTACTGTCCGCCATGGAACAGATTTCGCCTCTACGTGCACATCGACAGAGTGAAGGGCTGACGCTTGAGGCGCTCAGCAGTCGCTTGGGCGTGAACAAGTCAACGCTCATGCGTTGGGAAGATGGTTCGGTCCCCATACCTGCGGATCGCATCGTCGAAGTTGAGAGGGCCACCGGAATATCGCGGCACGATCTTCGGCCTGATCTGTCCAGAATATTCGTGGAACCCCCACAAACGGTGGACCAGCCATGAGCTGTTCCTCACTCACCAACTTCCCTTTGGCGCGCTTCTTCTCCTCCCTGGGCGTCGCCAAAGTCGCGGTCCTCACAACTGGCCGCGACAGGAGGCGTCCCGCGCGAAGCCAGAGACGGTCCGGTCTGTTTCGCGCGGGCGCTCTCCGCCTTTTTTCGAGCTTCAACCAGAGTGGCATTGAGCGCCACCAGGTGGGGCGAGATGTCGTCTTTGTCGGTCATCGGGTTTTCCCTTGCGCCGTCGAACTTGCTGCAAATTTGCAGGAGGTCGGCGGGCTGGTCATGTGTCAGGCCGCGGCGAAAGTGACTCATGCCAGCGGTGACTCGCCTGGCTTGTTTGGCTCTGTCCCAGGACAACCGCCATGCTGACCCGGTTGCAGCGTGACGAGCTCAAGGGCATTGCCGATATTGCCTTCAAGCGCGCTGGAGGAAATCTGGCCTGCTCGACCATTTCGCGCATCGACCGGGTCGCGACTTTTTCCGACTACGTCAATCTCGAAATCGAGAACCGGGCGGTGCCGCTCGACGTCGCCATTGATGTCGATGCCTACAATCTCAGCCGCCCGGGCGGGCGCGCCTGGCTGATCGAGGCAGCAGCGCGATTTCTCGGCTTCGAATTGGTGCGAAGGCCATCGGTCAACGCCCAGTCCGCACAGGTCGAAGGGCTGATTCAATCGGCCAAGGAAAGCGCGGAAGCCATATCGGCGGGTTGGGCAGCTCTGGCGGATCACGTGGTGACGCCAGCCGAGCGCGCCGACATCAACCGGCAGTTTGATGAGGCTGTGGTCGCGTTCCTGGAGGCCAAGGCCGCCTTCAATGCCGAGGGAGGCGAGGAATGAGCGGTTCACGTCGCCCTCGTATCCCTTTTGACCCTTGCCTGTCGTGTCGCTTGCCGGATTGCGACGAGAGCGATCGCCGCTGCGGATTGAACCGGGCAAACTCGGAATATTCATCGCTCAAGAAGCGCGGCCGTCCAGACCAAATCCCGCAGACGGTCCGCGATGGATACAACGCCTGGTTCACCAAATGGCGCCTGGAGCGCGATGCCCGGCGCAGCGAACAGCGTCCAGCCATTTCCCATTCATCCGAGGTGCACTCATGATCGGCCAGACCGACGTTTCCACCGTTTCATCTGCTCTGGCCCAGGCCAACCGCTATAAGCCTGCCCTCAGCTATCACCCGCTGGCGAATTTGTTTCCGATGATCGAGGGGCCGGAGCGCGTGGCGTTCCGCCAGTCAATCCGGGATAATGGGCTGCGCCACCCGATCGTCATGCATGAGGGCATGATCCTGGATGGGCGCAATCGCTATCGCGAACTGCTCGGCCTGCAGCTGATCGACCATTCCGTCGAATGGCAGGCCTCGCCCTATTTCCGGCGCTTCGGATCGCTGGAGAGCGATGGCGAGGATCCGTTGAGCTTCGTGCTCGATCTCAACCTCGACCGGCGTCACCTCAATGAAAGCCAGCGAGCTTCGGTGGCGGCGCGCATGGCGACGATGAAGCGGGGTGAGCGAACCGACCTGAAGGAAGGGACCAGCCTGGGTGGCGGACTGGAAAAGACCAGCCGCGCGGAAGCCGCTGAACGGCTCAATGTTTCCGAGCGCTCGGTCAACAGCGCCAAGGCGGTGCAGGACAAGGGCGCGCCGGAACTGGTCGATGCGGTCGATCAGGGCGTGTTGCCGGTCTCGGTGGCGGAAAAGCTTCTGGCGCTGCCAGCCGAAGAGCAGGCCCGTCTGGTCAAGGAAGAGACGCCGGCTGTCATCCGCAATGCCGCCAAGAAGGCGCAGCGCAACGAAAAGGAAGCCAAGCTCGCCGCCAAACAGAAGGCGCTGCCGGACAAGCGCTACAATGTGATCTATGAAGACCCGGCCTGGCGGTTCGAGCCGCGCAGCCGGGAAACCGGGCTCGACCGGGCGGCTGACAATCACTACCCGACCATGTCGCTGGAAGAGCTGCGCAAGCTGCCCGTGGCCGATATTGCGGCGGCGGATTGTGCCCTCTTCATGTGGGCCACGGTACCGTTCCTGGCCGAAGCGCTGGACCTGATTGCGCGACGCGGCTTTGTCTACAAGTCGCACTACATCTGGGACAAAACGCCCTGGGATGGTGACGCTGCTGAGGAAAACAAGATTTCCGGCCGGCAGGGCAATGGCTTCTGGAGCCGGGTCAATCACGAAATCCTGCTGATCGCCACGCGTGGCAATCCACCTTGCCCGGCACCGGGCGACAATCTTCCCTCGGTCTATCGCGAAGTGGCGGGCGAGCATTCCGCCAAGCCGGAATATTTCGCGCGGATGATCGAGGGTTATTTCCCCAACCTGCCCAAGATCGAGCTCAATGCCCGTGCCCCGCGCGATGGCTGGGATGTGTGGGGCAATGAGAGCGAGGGGAAGGAGGCGAGGCCGGAAAAGCCAGCCAAGGTTAAGGCGGCAAAGAAGTCCAGGTGGGAGGTCGAGCGCGAGGCCCGCGACGCCAGGCTGGTCGAGCTCATGAAGCCGATGTCGGATGATCTCGACGAACTCAAGAGAGCCTATGGCGCGGCCATTGATGAACATCACAAGGCGTTCATGGCGAAGGATGAAGAGGGTGTCGGTCAGGCGCGCGACCTGATGGAAGCCATACTGCTCAAAGCCAATGGCGGTGCCCATTTCGGCAGCTCGGTCAATGAGCGCCCAGTGGCGGTGAAGGCCGCAGGCGTCGCTCCCTCTGGCGCGGTCCCATTGTGGGGGCAGGTGGGTCACTTCATTGCCGTGGCGGAGGGTGTCCGCGCCATTGTGACGGTTGGAGACGGTAACAGCATTCACGCCGTCGATCTGGACAAGCCGTTTCCTTCAGAAACCGGGTTTATCTCAATTTCGGCCCAGGCTGAATTGGGCATGTCGATGGAAGAGTACGGTGCCGCCTGCATTCGCGCCGCGATAGTCTGTTGCAACCGCAAAGACAGTTCCAATCGAGCGGCGCAACGCGGGCTGATGATGCCCATGCGGGCCTATCGTCTCGACCCTGATGGTGAGCGAGCCATCGCTCCTGTTGAGCGCGGCGTGGTCCTGCCTCAGAACTGGGCGATTGGTGAAATCACAGCTGAGCAGCTTCGGGATGACCATGACGCCTGGCTGGCCGAGCTTCGCCAGTTCGACATCAAGAAGCGCAAATGGCCGGAGAGCCGGCACTTCTACACGCCGATCTTCGCCTTTCGCTACAAGGATGGTGTTCCTGTCGCCGCAGAGCCGGTCAATGACTTCCCGGCAGAGGGCGGCTATGTGTTTCGTGGACACAACGGTGCCGCCACCGCCTGGATGTACGTCGCAGGGGGCGAGGCGGAGCGCGGCATTCTCCCTATAAATCGCGATGTTCAAGAAGACCCTCGGCCGGGCTGGCCGGACACCATGGCCGACCCGGACAAGACCTACGTGACGCCGGCCGAGTTGTTGGAGTTCAAGGTCCTCAAAGCGATCGCTGGTGGCAAGCAGATCAGTGGCCCAGTGGTCGATAATGCGCTCAAGGTGGGTGACCTCTATCGGGACAATGGCCGCATTGATCTGACGCAGCGAGGCTGGAGCACGGCCGAACTTTTGCAGGACGTGATCAGCCGCGCCACTCATGATGGTCTGGTCAATGTTGTAACTCCCGACACCAAGCCCGGTGTGAGCAGCGTTCACACTGAGGAAAAAAGTGTGAGCAGCGATTACATCGCTGAGTTGGAAAAGGTCTCCCATCTCAAGGGTAAGCTGCATCAGTCGACAGCCGAGCCGGTGATGCGCGCTGCATATGCCGCCAAAGTGCCACTGGCGCAGTTGGAAGCGGACCTTGGTCACCCCAAGGGCACGATCAAGACCTGGGCGAACCGTCTCAAGCTGACCTCGATCGCGCGCATGCACGAAGCGCAGCGCCGTTATGGCGCGGAGGCCGCAGAATGACGCGACCGCTTCCCCATATCCGAGAGCCGGAAGTCACCGCCATGGCGGTGTTTTGCCCCAATGGCGTGGCCTTCCTTGAGGTCGGCTTTGCCGGGCACCCTGACATTCCCTTCACCCGGGAGCAGGTCGCCCAACTCAAGGAGAAGATTGAGAATTTCGAGCGGCAGTGTCTGTTCGAAGACGGGCGTCCCGATGAGCGGCACCGCATTCACAGGGAGGCCCTATGAGCCAGATCATCACCCTTGGCGCCCATCACCATGGCCCGCATGTGGATTGGCTCCTCGCTTTGGCCGAGCGCTGCGGCGCGCAGGTCGTGCGGGTGCCTCATGCCGATGAGCCGGTGGATGCCGACGCGCTCTGCGAGCTGGCGACCGTGCCGGTCAAGGTGACCCGGCGCGTTCCCTATGCCGGCAAACCGACCTTCTGTGGTGGAGAGGTGCGGCCATGAACGCCATACCCTCCTATCGGCAATTCCTGGAAGCCAAGGTGCGCATGGCGCCTTCGATCGGCTTCGAGGTGGCTCTGGACGATATCCATCCCATTCTCAAAGGACATCAGCGGGCCATTGTGCAATGGGCGGTGCGCGGCGGCAGGCGGGGCATGTTCATGGCCTTTGGCCTGGGCAAGTCGGTCACCCAACTCGAAACCGTGCGGCTGATTCGCAAATTTGCCGGTGGCATGGGGCTGATCATCTGCCCGCTCGGGGTGCGCCAGGAATTCAAGCGCGATGCCGCCATGCTGGGCATCGAAACGCGCTTCATCCGCTCGGCCGAAGAGCTCGATCCGGATTTCGATGGCATCTACCTGACCAATTACGAAACAGTGCGGGACGGCAAGCTGGACCCGAACCTGTTCACGGTGGTGTCGCTCGATGAAGCCAGCGTGCTGCGCTCTTTCGGGTCCAAGACCTATCAGACCTTCCTGTCATTGTTCGATGGGGTGCGGTTCCGCTTTGTGGCGACGGCCACGCCCTCGCCCAACCGCTACAAGGAACTGATCCATTATGGCGGGTTCCTGGGCATCATGGACACAGGGCAGGCCCTGACCCGCTTCTTCCAGCGGGATTCCACCAAGGCGAACAATCTCACGCTCTATCCGCACAAGGAAAAGGAGTTCTGGCTCTGGCTCAACAGCTGGGCCGTGATGCTGCAGAAGCCATCCGACCTCGGCTTTTCCGATGAGGGCTATGAGCTGCCCCCGCTCAATGTGGTCTATCACGAGGTGCAGACCAATTTGGCCGATGGCGGTGTGGACCGCGATGGGCAGATGCGGCTGATGCGCGACAGTGTCACCGGCGTTGTCGATGCAGCGCGGGAGAAGCGCGACACGCTCATGACGCGCGTGGCCAAAATGGTCGAGATCGTGGGCGCTGCGCCCAAGGATCACTTCATTCTCTGGCACGATCTGGAAGATGAGCGCCGGGCGATCTCCGCCGCCGTGCCGGAGGCGGTGTCGGTCTATGGCACTCAGGACCTGGACGCCCGCGAGCAGGCCATTATCGATTTTTCCGAAGGGCGGTTCCGCATCCTTTCGGCCAAGCCGGTGATTGCCGGGTCCGGCTGCAATTTCCAGCGGCATTGCCACAAGGCCGTGTTCTTGGGCATCGGCTTTAAGTTCAACGACTTCATTCAGGCGGTCCACCGCATTCAGCGCTTCCTCCAGAGCCAGCCGGTCGAAATCCACATCATCTATGCCGAAAGCGAGCGGGAGGTGCTGCGGGACCTGCAAGCCAAATGGGCGCAGCACAACACCATGGTGGAGAACATGACCCAAATCATCCGGGAGCATGGGCTCTCGACCCTGACCATGACCGATATCCTGACCCGATCGATCGGGGTGGAGCGGGTGGAAGCTTCAGGGCAGGGCTGGCTGGTCGCCAATAATGACTGCGTCGAAGAATGCGGCCTGATTGATGACAACAGCGTCGACCTGGTGGTGACCTCGATCCCCTTTTCGAACCATTTCGAATATACGCCCAGCTATAATGACTTCGGCCATACCGATGGCGATGATCATTTCTTCGAGCAGATGGATCACCTGACCCCGCATCTGCTCCGGATCCTGGCGCCCGGCCGGCTGGCCTGTGTGCATGTCAAGGATCGTATCCTCTTTGGCTCGGTCACCGGCTATGGCACGCCCACGGTCAACCCGTTCCATGCCAAGACGCTGTTCCACTACATGGCCCATGGCTTTGCCTATATGGGCATGATCCAGGTGCAGACCGATGTGGTGCGGGAGAACAACCAGACCTATCGGCTGACCTATAAGGAGATGCTGAAAGACGGCACCAAGATGGGCGTCGGCTCGCCCGAATATGTGCTGATTTTCCGCAAGCTCCCGACCGACCGGACGAAGGCCTATGCCGACACGCGCGTGGTTAAGACGCCGGCGGAATATTCGCTCTCGGAATGGCAGATCGATGCGCACAGCTTTTGGCGATCATCGGGCAATCGGCTGCTGAGCCCGCAAGAGCTGGCGGCGCTCAAGCCTGATGTGCTGGTCAAGCTCTTCCCACAGCAAACCCTGCAGCAAATCTACGATTTCAGGGCGCATGTCGCGACTGGCGAGGCCATGGGGAACAAGCTCTCCAAGGAATATATGTCGCTGGCGCCGGGCAGTGCCCGCGGTGATCTCTGGACCGATATCAGCCGCATGAACACGCTCAACCTGCAGCAAACACAGAAGAAGCGCGAAAAGCATGTCTGCCCGCTCCAGATCGACATCGTCGAGCGCCTGGTGCGCCGCTATTCGAACAAGGGCGATCTGGTTTTCGATCCCTTTGGCGGGCTCTTCACAGTGCCCTGGGTGGCCCTGGGCATGGGCCGTCGCGGCCGGGCGGCAGAGCTTAATCCTGACTATTTCGCGGATGGTGTCCGCTACCTCGCCGGCCGGGAGCGCGAGGTGGCGCTGCCGACGCTGTTTGATCTGATGGACATGGAAGATGGGGACATGGTGGCATGAGTGATCTTGATTGTGCACGGGCACTTACGCGCAGCATGGGTCGTGCCGCCGATATGCTCGAAACCGGCGCGAAGATGCTGGTGGCCGAGGATGATCTGGCCGATGCGCATCATACCCTCGATGTGTCGCGTTCGGTGATGGCCGATGTGGCCAGCGATCTTCGGCTGGCGATGAAGCTGGGAGCGGTGGCGGACCCGGTGACCATGGAGCCGATCCCGATCGCGGCGGCCAGGGAAATTGCGCAGCGCTACGGTTATGACCAGGTGATCATCGTGGCGCGGCGGTGCCACGACACCCCAGAGCCGCATGGCGAGCATGTCACGACCTATGGGCGCAATGCGGAGCATTGTTCTGTCGCGGCGCGCATCGGAAATTTCCTCAAGTTCAAGGTGATGGGGTGGGTGGAAGAGGAGCGGCATCATGGCTGACCTTTTCATCCCAAAGCCTGCCGCCCTAGGCAAAACGACGTCCCTGCTGCCAGAACAGGAGCGCAGGAGCGTGGCGTCTTCGGGCGCAGAGATTGCCCGGTTGTTGCGCTCGGTGCGGCTCTCGGTAGCTGTCGAGAGCGAAGCACAAGCCGAAATCGCTGACGCCTTGAAACGGGCTGGTCTGCCGGCCGTGCGCGAAGTCATTCTCGATGCCCAGAACCGCATCGATCTTATGGTTGCCGATATCGGGATCGAGGTGAAGGTCAAGGGTGATCGCCGGGCGATCTATCGGCAGTTGCGGCGCTATTGCGAATTCCCGCAGCTCGCCGAGCTAGTGCTGGTCACCGGCCGGGCCATGAGCCTGCCGGCGGAAATCAATGGCCGGGCCATCCATCTGGTTTCGATGGGGAGGGCCTGGCTGTGAAGCTGTTTGAAGACGCACATGCGGCATGTTCCGGAAACTGGGACCAGGTGCAGCTGGGCAGGGACAACCGCGATGCGGTCAGGTCTTACTTCAAATCCCATCTATGCGCCACCCAACGCGAATGCGCGGCGGCATTGGGCCTGTCCGTTACGGCGGTAGGGCGTCACGTGAAAGCAATACGAGCAGAGTGGAGGCGAGGGTGACAACAATCGCTGTTCCGTCCCGTACCTTCGGTGATCTCGCGTGGGATGCTGGTTTCTGGCAGTTGCGTCGCCTGCCGCCGCATGTGTCGTTGAAGTTCAAGTCCATGTTCGCCCAGGTGGCCAAGACCCGGGCGGGGGAATTCGATCTCAAGGATAATCCGGCCGTGGCAGCGGACCTGCTCTGGTTCATGCAGCGCTTTCCCATGGCGATGTCATCCGATGCACGGGAGCGCCTAGAGCAGTCCTATCAGCGCGGGCTCGACCAGGCGGCCGAGGTGCGCCGCATCATGGCAGAGGATTGGGTTCCGGCGGCATTACCGGCCTTCCGGCCGGACCGGGCGCCTTACCCATTTCAGGCACAGAATGGCGCCCTAGGCGCGCGCCTGGGGCGCTTGCTGATCATGGATGATGTTGGGTTGGGCAAGACCATCTCCAGCCTCGCTGCCATCGCAACGAGTGGCCATGTGCCAGCGGCCATCGTGGTGCAGGCGCATCTGATCGAACAGTGGGTGGATGAATACATCACGCCCTTCACCACCATGACCGCTCATATCATCAAGGGCACCAAGCCCTATGAGCTGCCCAAGGCCGATCTCTTCCTGTTCAAATACTCCAACATCGCCGGATGGGTCGATATTGCCGCGACAGGCGTGTTCAAGGCCGTTGTGTTCGACGAGGTGCAGGAGCTGCGCCACGGCACGGAAACGTCGAAAGGTTCCGCGGCGCAGGTGTTCAGCGAGCATGCCCAGATGCGGATCGGGCTGACCGCAACGCCGATCTACAACTACGGCGGCGAAATCTGGAACGTGGTGGAAGCGATCGCGCCAGGCGCATTGGGCACCTATGGCGAGTTCTGCCTTGAATGGTGCATCGGTGGCGGACCGAATGCGGTCGTCCGCAACCCCGATGCCCTTGGCGCCTATCTCAGGGATGAAGCCATTGCCGTCCGTCATGTCGAAAGCGACGTCGGCCGGCAGATGCCGCCGGTCAATGTGATCGTGCACGATATTGAGTTCGACCAGGCCGCCTCGGCGGATTTCGAGGAAGAGACCAAAGTACTGGCACTCAAGGTGCTGCACGGAAGCTTCATGGAGTCCGGGCAGGCCGCGCGCGAACTCGATATCCGCATGCGCCAGGTCACAGGGGTCGCCAAGGCGCGCGGCGTCGCAGCCCTGGTGCGGTTGTTGGTGGAGAGTGGCGAGAAGGTGCTGCTGGCCGGGTGGCACCGCGAGGTCTATGACATCTGGCTCAGCGAGCTGAGGGACCTGTTTCCGGTCATGTATACCGGAACCGAGACCGGCAAGGGCAAGCTCAAGGCCAAACGTGCCTTCATGGATGGCACGGCCAAGGTGATGATCATCTCGCTGCGCTCCGGAGCTGGTCTCGACGGCTTGCAACACTCCTGCCGGACCGTCGTGTTTGGCGAGCTGGACTGGTCGCCGCAAGTGCACAAGCAGGTCATCGGGCGTCTGCGCCGCCCTGGGCAGGGTGGGCAGGTCGATGCGATTTACACCCACACCAATGGCGGTTCCGACCCCGTCATCATGGAGATGCTGGGGCTCAAAACGAGCCAATCGCAGGGCATTACCGACCCGTTCAGTGGCACCACGCAGCAGCATAGCGACGATAGCAGGATTAAGCGGCTGGCGGCCAACTACTTGGCCCGCTTCGAAAGTGAGGCGGCCGCGTCGTGACCGAACAGACCACCCTGCCGCCCCACAATATAGAGTTGGAACAGGCGCTGCTTGGGGCGGTGCTGACCAATAATGACGCCTATTGGCGCGTGTCGGACTTCCTCGATCCGGGGCATTTCTTCGAGCCGATCCACGGCAAGATTTTTGAGACCATGGCGTCGCTGATCCGGGTGGGGAAGGCTGCGACCCCGGTGACGCTTAAGACCTTTCTGCCGGAGAAGCTGACGCCTGACCTGCCCATGATGGCTTATCTGGCCAGAGTGGCATCTGAGGCGGTCTCGGTTCTCAATGCGCCCGATTTTGGCGCGCAAATCCGGTATCTGGCCATGCGGCGTCAGTTGCTCACCTTTGCCGACATGGTGAAGTCAGTGGCTAGTGATGCGGGGAGCGACCAGACAGGCACTGACCTGATCGAAATTGCCGAGAAGGAGTTGTTCGCGATCGCTGAGAAGGGCGGCAGCGGCACCGGCGTCCACAGCTTCGGTGAGGCCCTTGTGAAGGCCGTGGACATGGCTGGAAAGGCCTATCAGCGCGATGGGCACCTGTCCGGCACCGCCACGGGCCTGAATGACCTCGACAGGCAGATGGGCGGCATGCAGCGCAGCGATCTCATCATCCTGGCGGGGCGGCCGGCCATGGGCAAGACTTCGCTCGCCACCAATATCGCCTATCGCGTGGCCTCATCGTTCCGAAGCCAGTTCAAGACCGATGGCACCGAAGAGACGGTCGATGGCGGCCGCGTGTTGTTCTTCAGCCTGGAGATGAGCAGCGAGCAGCTGGCGACGCGCATTCTCTCCGAACAGGCCGAAGTGGCATCGTCGGATATTCGGCGGGGCAGGATCCGTGAGGATCAGTTCCAGAAGATTGTCGACACTAGCAATGCGCTCACCCGCCTGCCGCTTTTTATCGACGACACGGGCGGCATGAACATTGCCCAGCTTTGCGCTCGCGCGCGGCGGCAAAAGCGCCAGTCCGGCGTTGATCTGATCATCGTCGACTATTTGCAGCTGCTTTCAGGTTCTGCCGGCCGTGGCCCGCAAAACCGGGTGCAGGAGCTGACCGAGATCACCACGGCGCTCAAGGCTCTGGCCAAGGAGCTGGATGTGCCGGTGATGGCCTTGTCGCAGCTCAGCCGCCAGGTGGAGAGCCGTGACGACAAGCGCCCACAACTGGCGGATTTGAGGGAAAGCGGCTCGATCGAGCAGGACGCCGACGTGGTGCTGTTTGTGTTCCGTGAGGAATATTACCTGCGGCTCAAAGAGCCCAAAGAAGGTACGCCCGAACACCTCGCCTGGCAGGGCCAGATCGAGCAGGCGCACGGCCGGGCGGAGGTCATCATTGGCAAGCAGCGTCATGGCCCGACAGGCACCGTGCGGCTGGCTTTCGAAGCGTGGCTGACGCGCTTTTCCGACATCAAACATTCCACTTCAGGGGAGCCCATTCCATGAGCGAGCGGCCGTTCATGCAGCTCTATGTGTCCGACTTTGTCGGCGACACGTTGCATCTCAGCACCGAGCAGATCGGGGCCTATATGCTCCTTTTGATGGCCATGTGGAACGCTGGCGGAAAGCTGCCGGCGGAGGATGCCAAGCTCGCTCGCGTGGTGCGCCTGAGTGTCAAAAAGTGGCGGGCAATCGCGCCTGATCTGATGCCATTTCTGGACACGGATGGGGTCCAAATCTGGCATAATCGCCTGACAAAAGAGCTCCAAAAAAGCGCGCGTAAAAGTGAAAGGAGAGCTGCTTCTGGGGCGAAGGGTGGCGACGCTAAGGCCTTGAAATCTAAAGATGAGGGTCTAGCAAATGCTAGCGTTTTGCTACAGCATTCTCCAGATACTATAAAAAAAGAAAAAGAAAAAAGATCGCAAAAAGCTAGCAAACCGATAGCAAAACCCGACGCTTCCAATTCGGCGTCCGTGGCTCATCGCGGCCCTCAGGTCCGGCTGCATCGGGACGATCCTCGTTTCCTCGCCATCGCTCGGCTTCGCGGTGTTGACCCAGCCTCAATGCAGGTCAGCGGCCGAGATGGCTGCTGGACATTCGAGCAATCCGAACTCGACCGGGCCTTGGCGCGGGAAGGGCCTGACATCACTGGGCTTTCGAAGGGGATCAACACGAAATTGGAGATGCTGAATTGAGCGCGGTGCGGGAAAAACGGGATATCGAGTGGCTGGTGAACTGGGCCTTGGAGAAGCAGTGCATTTGGACGGATACAGGCGATAGCCGAGGGCTTCCCGGAGTGAGTTCGTCCACGCCCCTGGCGCGAATGATGGCAATGGGGACCGTGGTGCAGAGCAGCAGTGCGCCGCAGGGCATTCGATGGTCGCACCCTGACGCCATGGTCATCGGGACGGCGATTGAGGGAATGTGGGGCCATGCGGAGATTTCCGACCTGGTTGCGCTTGTGGTCCAGCATGGTCGGCAAGGATCGCGGCCGGATTGGGGAAAGGATGGCATCGGACGGTATGCACTGGTGACCAAGGGCAACGGCAAGGTCGTGCGGCGCTATGCCGATCAGGTGCGGCAGCGTGGCCTGATGGGCTTCGAGTTCGAGTTTGTCGGGCTAACCCATGAGGAGGTGGAGGCGATGATGATTGCCTATGCCGGGTGGTGGGAAACGCTGGTGGCACTGAAGTCACGGGTCAATCCGCTGCTGACGAAGTTCGAGGCGACAGGGCCAAGTGCCCAGCAATGGCCGTGGGACCACTATGCGGAGAGCGTTATCCACTACCCAAAAGGTGCATCGAAGGCTGGTTGACCAAGGGCACTTGCCTTTGGAGAAAAAAATTGACACATATCGGGACAGATAATTAGGAATCACGAACGCCTCGGCATCACCGCCGGGGCGTTTCGTTTTGGCGCCTGCCAACCCGATGCTGTTTCGTCTTACGCTGGAGCGATCGAGGGTTGGTGGGTGTCATCCTGCAAATTTGCAGGAAGTGTGGGGCGAAATCATTCGCGCGGGTCCTTCCCCGACCTCGACCGTATGCGGTGCGTCTGAGTGCGGTATTTCGCTAGTTTCTTGAAAATTTGACAGGGTTGACGCAGTTGACGGACGTGGTGAACACGGTTGACAGCGACGCCTCGCTTTGGGTGACGCTGGCTGAGGCGGCGCGGCTGCAGAAGCCGCCGGTTTCGCGCGCTGCCATGCACAAGCGCGTCAACAAGCTCAAGGCGGCTGGTCGGCTCTCGACTAAGGCGGGTGATCGCGGCACCGTGCTGGTGAACCTGGTGGAGTTGCAGCGTGCGGTGCGGGACGAAACCGACCCCGCCCAGGCGCTGCGCAATGGCCGGGACGATGCCGATGATACTGATGAGGGCGACGGCAAATCCGGTGGCGACGCCAGCTACCACAAGTCCCGGGCGCGGCGGGAGGCGTTCAATGCAGAGAATTCGCGCCTCGACCTGGAAGAGCGCCTCGGTAACATCATGTTCCGCGACGATGTCGAGCGGCGCACAACCGAAGTGTTCCGCAAGCTTCGCGATCGGCTGATGGGTCTGCCGGCGACACTGTCGGAGCGGTTGGCAGCCCAGCCCGATGCTGTCGCGGTTCGCGGCGTCATGGCGACCGAGCTGCGCAAGGTCCTGGAGAACTTCGCCAAGGACCTGGACCGCATGGCCGAGGATGATGAGGCTGATGACGAGTGACCTGCATGCGGCCAGCGATGCCCGCATCCGCAACAATGGAAAGGGAATATTTCATGCTGCGGCTCTGGGATTGATGCCGGATCCGCAGGAGCTGGTTTCAGTCTGGGCGGAGGAGTTCCGCGTTGTGCCGGACATGGGTGCCATACCCGGCCGCTGGCACAATGACGTGGCGCCGGAGCTGGTCGAGATCATGGATTGCCTGTCGCCGGATCATCCATGCGAACAGGTCGTTCTGATGAAGCCATCCCAGTCGGGTGGTTCTGCCGTCGCGGAAAACTGGATTGGCTACATCATGCACCGGACGCCGGCGCCGACCATGTATGTCGGCCCCACGGTCAGCGCCGCCCAGGACTGGTATCAGGAAAAGCTGGGTCCAACGATCAGTGCCACAGATGTGCTGGCCCCTGAAAAGGGCGGCGTGGTGGCCCCGAACAAGTCTCGGTCGGGTGAAGGCTCCACCGGCAAGCGCCTGCGGTTCCGAGGCGGCTTTCTGCTCTTTGCGGGCGCCAATTCTGCGGCGACACTGCGGCAGCACTCGATCCGGTTCATGGTTCGCGATGACCGGTCCGCCTGGACCGACAACGCCGACAATGAGGGCGATCCGAAGGACTTGTCGGATGCCCGCCTCAAGACCTATCGGGTGTTCGGCCTGGCCAAGGTTTTCGATGTGTCTTCGCCCAAATTCGAGGATGAGGACATCGACGCCGAATACAAGCGCGGCGACCAGCGGCATTATTACCTTGCGTGCCTGGGCTGCGGCGCGCTGGTCGATCTGGCGATCGAGGATCTTGAGCACAACCCGGTGCCGCCCTATCGGGCGCATTACACCTGCCCTTTGTGCCAACGCGAACACTTCAATGTCGACAAGCGCGACATGAAGGCGCGGGAGAACGGAGCATGCTGGATTCCGACCGCCGCCGATGCGGATGGCGTCATGCCGCCAAAGGTCATTCCGAAATCGGAGATCGATATCTGGCGTCACAGGGAAGTTGGGCCTCAGACAGTGGTGTCATTCCGGATGGTTGGCGAGGCCAATACGTTTGAGACCTGGGACAATCTGATCGCCCGCAAGCTCGGTGCCGGAGACGACCCGGTCAAGCTGCAGCCGTTCCAGAATTCGGACCTTGGTCGGCCCTATCGGCCAAAGACCGATGTGCCGAGTTGGGAGGCTTTAGCGGCGCGGCGTGAGCCGGATTGGCATCGTGGCACGGCTCCCGCTGGGGTGCTATATGTCACCCTCACTGCCGACGTCCAGGGCGATGGCATCTATTACGCCTATAAGGGCTGGGGGCCAAACAAGCAGGTCTGGCACCTGGACTATGGTTTCCTGCCAGGCACAACGGATGCGCCGCTTGAGGGGGCTTGGCCCAAGCTCGACCTGATTGCCGATCGCGGCATTCGGTTTGGCTCGGTGCGGGTAGCGCCGGACATGATCGCCGTGGATAGCGGTTACAATGCCCTGGCCGTTTATGCCTGGGTCAAACGCCGGCATAATGCCCTGGCTATCAAGGGTGAGGATGGCTGGTCAAAGCAGCCGATCTATCGGTCCAAGACGACCGAGACCAAGACGGCAGGGCCCAAGACGGGGCAGGCCAAGAAGTTTGGGTTGCGCGTCTGGCTGGTCGGCACCTGGGGCATCAAGGGTGCCTTGATGGTGTATCTTGGTCGCGTCCCAGAGGAGGGCAAGACCGGGCTACCGAGCGGGTATCAGCATTATCCGGCTGATGCGGAGCAGGAATATTTCGAGCAGCTGACCAGCGAGTATGTCGCTACCGAAACGGTCAATGGCGAGAAGCGCAGGACCTGGAAGACACGCGGGCCAAACCACTGGCTTGACTGCGCCGTCTACGGTTGGGCGCTCACCCATTATGTGGGTCTGTGGAACTGGACCGAGGAACGTTGGCAACAGCGTGCCCGTGAGCTGGCGGAAATGCTGGCCCAGCCGGCAACGGACCTTTTCGAACAGAACCCCGTTGCAGCGCCCGCGGTCGTACCCGTGGTCGGCGAAGAGGAAAGCACACCGCCGCAGCCTGCGGCGGTGCAAGTCAAACCCAAGCGCGATGATGGGCTCGATGCCCTCAAAGCGCTCAATCGATAGGCGTGCGCGATGAGCCGGAGCCGGGAAGAAATCGAGGCAGATATCGCGGCTCTCCGCGCAGCCAAGAGCGAGCGCATGCTGGGTAAGACAGCGGCAAAGGTCGGCCACGCAGGCGGATCAGCCGAGTTCGCTTTGGCGAGCTTGTCGGAGATCAATGCCGAGCTGGCGCGGCTGCAACTTGAACTCGCCCAGGTCACGGGTGCCAAGCATGGTTTGGGACCTGTGCGCGTGGGCTTCGGGAGGCAGTATTGAGCAAGCCCCGCATTCGCGTCGCCGCGGGCGATCGGCACGGCATCACCGCGCGCCCCGCGAGCCAGGCGAGTGCGCCCCGGTCTGCCTATACCGGCGCTGATCTGGGCAATCAGGCCCTGGCCGGCTGGATGCCAGGGCTACAATCGTCCGATGCCGAATGGTTGCGGGATCGCCCCGTCACGATCGGCCGCATTCGCGACATGGAGCGTAATGATGGCTGGGTCGCCGCCGGCATCGACCGCCAGGTTGATATGCTGGTGGGAGGGTCATTGCGCCTTAATGCCAAGCCGGACGCTGAAGCCCTGGGGATCAGCCGGCCCGAGGCTCATGCCCTTGGCCGCCAGTTCCAGGCGAGTTTCATGGCATGGGGTAGTGATCCCATCTTTCGCTGTGATGCGGAACGGCAGCTGAACTTTACTGGCCTCGCAGCCTTGGCCGCGCGGGAGTTCGTTGGTATCGGCGAAAGCTTGTCGGTGCTGCGGTGGCGCCCGCGTATTGGCTGGAACAGCCGGACCGCAGTGCACATGGTGGACCCTGACCGGCTGAGCAATCCGAACGGCATGCCGGACAGCGAGACACTGCGCGGCGGGGTAGAAAAAGACGAAGATGGTGCGCCGATCGCTTATCACATCCGGCGCGGCCACCCTGCCGATGTCTTCGGACTGACTGTCGATCCCTTTTCCTGGGATCGTATCGAGCGCTGGGACCGGGTGGTTCCGGGCTGGGACCGGCCCAAGGTGCTGCATGTCTATGACAAGCGACGTCCTGGCCAGTCTCGCGGTATTTCCCGGTTCGTCGCCGGCATCCTCAAGAGCCGCATGCTCAGCCGCTACTCGGAAAACGAAGTCAAGGCGGCGGCGGTCAATGCCTCGATCGTTGGCACAATCTACACCGAGATGGGCGCCGAATATGCGGCCGCCCGCCTGGGAGATGACTCCGGCACGGATTGGTCCGGGTTTAACTCGCAGCGCGCCGATTTCTATCGCGACCGCAAAGTTCTCGACGATGCGCGGTTCCTGACGCTGTTCCCCAGCGACAAGGCGGAATTCAACACCCAGCCGCGCCAGACGGCAGGTTACCCCGCCTTCCAGACTGCTTTCCTTCAGGCTTTTGCGGCATCGCTAGGCATTTCCTACGAGCAGTTGTCCATGGACTGGAGCCGGACAAACTACTCGTCCGCCCGGGCTGCGCTCAATGAAGTGTGGCGCGGCATCATGCGGCTCCGCTCGGTGCTGATCGCCCAGTTCGCTCAGCCGATCTATGCCGCTTGGCTGGAGGATGCCATCGACCTGGGTGTCGTCGAGCTGCCCGACGGCGCGCCCGACTTCTACGACGCCCCAGCGGCCTATCTGCGCGCGGACTGGATCGGTCCCGGGCGCGGCTTCATCGACCCGGTCAAGGAAGCCCAGGCCTCTACCCTGCGCCGCGATGGCCGAATTTCCACGCTGGCGCGTGAGGCGGCGGAACAAGGCGAGGATTGGGAAGACATTCTCGATCAACAGGCTCGCGAAAACGAGGAAATGCAGCGTTTGGGCATTGCCGATCCCGAAACCGATGTCGGCATCGTTGCGCGCAGCGATATGCCGGACGATCGCGCCGACAGCTAAAAACTGGAGCCAATAATGAGCGATTTGGATCTGGCGTTGCGGACGCCGGGCAGCGTCGTGCTGCTTGAACCCCGTCGCGCGGCGGCCCTTGCCGAGCGCGCGCTGACCTCGGTGCGGCCCAGTCACGGTGTCTTGTCACGGGCGCTTGGCGCGATTGGCCTCTCCCCACACGCAGAGCAACGTGAGGAGCGGCCCAACACCCTGGCTATGCCATCCGTGCCATGGGCCGAGGGTATCGAGTTTGCCGATGGCTATTGCATCATCAACGGCGTGGCGGTGATCGAGATCGAGGGGGTTCTGACACCAAACGGGTATTACGACTGGTGGTCGGAACGCTGGGTGGCGGGCTACCTCCAGATTGGCGCCACTGCCCGCGCGGCCCGTGCCGATGATCGGGTCAGGGCGCTCTTTGCCCGGGTCAATTCTCCGGGTGGCATGACCAGTGGTTGCTTCGACCTGGTGTCCGAGCTGGCCGCAGGCAATGCGACTAATGGTGGAAAGCCCTTCTGGGTGCATGCCTCCCTGGTCTGTTCGGCGGCCTATGCGCTTGCCTGCGCTGCCGACCGCATCCTGGCGCCTGCCGATGGCGATGTCGGTTCGATCGGCGTCTACATCATGCATGTCGACGTCAGCGAGTGGCTGGCCGAGGTCGGCATCAAGATTGAGGCGATCCAGTCGCATCCGAACAAGACCGATGGTGCCGACTGGAAACCGCTTTCCGAAGAGGCGCGGGAACACTTGCAATCGGTGGTTGGCGAGATTGCGCGGCGCTTCTCCCTGATCGTGCAGGAGGGGCGTGGATTGAGCGCAGAGCAGGTCGCAGACCTGCGTGGCCGCTGGTTCCTGGCCGAGCATGCCGATGATGCCATGTCCGGGCTCGCCCTGGGCCTGATCGATGAAATTGCCACTGAACGGCAGGCCTTCGACCTGCTGGTTGCTTCCCTTCCCGACCTGGATGAGTCCGGTGTGCCGACCGGGACGGGGTCCATAGCGGCGGACTCCGCCGCGCACACCAAAGCCAAGGAGAGCGAGATGTCGCTTGAAGACGAAGTCAAGAAGCTGCGCGCTGCCGCTGCGCGGGGTGACAAGAAGGCCATTGCCCGGCTGAACCAGATGGGTATTGCCCTGAAGCCGAAGGCGGCGGCCGATGATGACCCGGATGCGGAACAGGATCCTGATGATCCCAATGCTGAGGACAATCCGGATGACCCGGATGCGGAAGACAATCCGGACGATCCCGAGGCCGAGGCGGATGATGATCCGGACGCGGAGGATGAAGACAAGGAGCCCGAAGCCAAGGCCACTGGCGCACGGGCTGGTTCCTACCTCGTTGGTTCCAAACATGCACGGGGCCGCGAAAAGCTCGCCGGGCAACTGGCGGCCAAGGTCGGCGCCGGGAAGATGAGTTATGGCGATGCCCGGGGCCTGCTCAAGAGCGCAGCGCGCTCCTCGGCTCTTGGTGCTGCTATGTCGGGCCGGGACCACAATCCCGGCAATGACGCCCCCAACGGCAGGGTTGCCGGTCTGTCCTCGGCCGTCGATCGCTTCAACGCCAAGCGCGCCGGCAAGTAGGCGCTAAACCCGCCGGGGCGGTGTCCCGGCTTTCCCAGCAACTGCAGTGATGGAGGGCCAAATGCCGCCCCGCAGCTTTTCAATAAATTCCCCCAAGCTCCAGACGAGCTTTCTCAAGTTCGAACTCAACCCTGATTTCAATCGCGAACAGGGTGTCCTGATGGCCGGTGATGGCGCCAGCCGCGCCGTGGTCATCGGCCAGCCGCTTGGCTTGGGTGATGGCGATGATCCGGAGGCTTCGGCCGTCGCCGGCAATGTTGGCGATGGCACAATCACTCTCGCCGATCCGGCCCTGGGTGCAGGTGTCGTTCCCGGCATCTATCGCCTGGTCTGTGCAACCGAAGCGGCCAATGGCGGCACTTTCCATGTGTTCGATCCGGCCGGTGCCAATATTGGCACGGCCACTGTCGGCGTGGCCTTTGACGGGGTGATCAAATTCACCATCGCCGATGGCGCGGAAGACTTCGATATCGGTGACGCCTTCGAAGTTCTGGTGCATCCGGGCACCAAACTCAAGGAATGGGACCCGGAGGCCGTTGATGGCAGCCAGGTCTTTGACAGCTTCGCCATCATGCCGGCGACCGCTCCCGATGGAACGGACGTCTCCATCCTGACCCTGGCACGGGGTCCGGCCATCGTTGCCAGCGACGGGCTTGCCCTTCCTGACGACATCACTGCTGACCAGCGGGCCGCGCTCTACGCCGCTACCGAGGCCAAGGGCATCATCATCCGGCTGAGCTGATCGGGCTCACGCTGACCGTCAATCCCGGGCCGCGACAGCGGCCCTTTTCTTTTGAAAGGACCGAGGCATGGACCCGGAAGATTTCAACTTTCCCTATACCCATGTTGACCTGACCGAGCAGGTCAACCGTATCCCCAATTCCTATGGCCTGATCCGGGCCATGGGCCTGTTCGACAATGAGGGGACCATCTCGACCATCGTCGAAATCCGCATCGAGAATGGCGTGTTGCGCGTGCTGCCGGCCAAGGATCGCGGTGCCCCCGGTACGCCGGCGCAGCGTGAGGCGGGTAACACGATCTTTGTCGAAGTGCCGCACTTCCCGGACCTGGACCTGATCTCGCCGCAGGATATCCAGAACCTGATGATCATTGTCGGCCGCTCCAAGCGTCCCGCGACGCTCGACGACGAGATGGTCAAGCGCCTGGCCAATATCCGCAACAATCATGACATCACCCTTGAATATATGCGGATGGGGGCGCTCAAGGGCCTGATCAAGGATGGGAACGGGCAGACGATCTACAACCTCTATGAGGTCTTCAATCAGACGCCGCAGGAAGTCGATTTCCTGCTCGGAACCGATGGTACGGACGTGATCGCCAAGTGCGATCAGGTGTTCCAGAAGGTGTCGGAGAACCTGCGCGGCGAAACCATGTCTGGCGTCGAGGTGCTGGTCGACAACACCTTCTTCAATCGCCTGATCCAGCATCCCAAGGTGGAAAAATACTGGACCACCAACCAGGCCGGGATTCAGGCGATCGCGCAGATGGAGCGACAGAACCTTGGTGGGCAGTGGGGGCGCGTGTTCGACTTCCAGAACCTGCGGTTCCGCGAATATTACGGTTCGGCGCCGGTGCGCAATGTCAACAATGAAGTGGTCAATGAGCGCTTCATTGCGACCAATGAGGGCCACGCCTTCCCGACCGGTACCCGCGACACTTTCAAGACCTGGTTCGCGCCTGCCAATGACGTGCGCTTCGTCAATACGGTGGGCCAGGACATCTACATCTCGCCCGACATCCTCAAGCACGGCGCCGGGATCGAGCTCAAGTCCGAGAGCAATCCGCTCGCCATCTGCAAGCGCCCCGAAGTCCTGATCAAGGTCAAATCCTCGAACTGATCCGGGCTGTCGCAGCCTCCAGGCCCGCCCCTTGGCGGACCTGGATACGGCCACAGCACCAAAGGAGATTGCCATGACCGACACCAGTCAGCCGGCCAAGAAGCCGGCCCGATCCACCAGCAGCAAGTCCAGGGCAAAGGTCAAATCTGCGGCGCAGGTTGGGGGGCAAGAAACCGTGGTCCTGCGCCAAGATGTCGAAGGGTTGGGGGTGGCCGGCCAGCACGTTCCCATGCCACCCGCTAAGGCGCTGGAACTGCGCCAATCCGGCCAGGCGCGGCGCCTGCGCTATTCCGACCTGCAGAGCCGGGCCTAGATCATGCGTCGCGACCTCGTGCAGAAGATGCTGGGTGCCATTCAGGACCGGCTGTTCGAGGACGTTGACGTCGTTATTGATGGGGCTGCCCCGGTGACGCGGCTCAAGGCAATTTCCGGCATCGTCGTGTCGCGGGAGCGGTTTGACGAGTTCGGCGTGGCCATGCGTGCCGGCACGCATGTGACCCGCGGTTTGCTTTCGGCGCTGCCTGGCCTTGCCAAAGGTCATGTCTTGGTGACCGAGGAAGGTCAGTTCAGTGTGCTGGATTTCGAACCTGTCGACGATGGCCGGTTCGAAATCCTGATCAGTCTCACGAAGCTGTCATGAGACTGGTCGCGGCCCTTGAGGGGCGCCTCACGGATATTCTCGACGCGGAGGCAGAAGAGGGCGCGCGGGCCGTCACGCAGTCCGTGCGCAATGTTACCGGCTGGGGGCAAAACCGGCTGCGCCAACAAGTCATGGGTAGCCTGGGATCGGTTCGCCTGGCCAATGCCTGGCGCATGCAGGTCGATCCGCGGGCGCCGGTGAACTCCTATGGGGCGGCGGGCCGCATCTGGTCGAATGCGCCGCATATTGTGGATGCATTCTCGCGGGTCCAGGCCATCCGCAGCCCGAACGGCTTCTACCTTGCCATTCCATCGCCGGATGCGCCCAAATCCTTCATGGGCAAGCGCGTGTCGCCATCCAACTGGCCTGACGCGCGCTTCGGACCGCTGCGCTATGTCTATCGCAAAACCGGCGCGTCGCTGCTGGTGGTGGATGCGGTGCGGCGCAACAAGGCCGGCAAGGTGTCGCGGCGCATCAAGGACGGCGGGATTACCAAAACCGGGCGCTACGCCAAGGGCTGGTCCAGCGTGGTGATGTTTTACCTCGTGCCCATGGTTCGGATGCCCAAACACCTCGATCCGCAATCCGTCTACGACGCCATGGATTCCCGCCTGGTGGACGAAATCGTGCGCAACTGGAGGTAGTTCGATGGCCAGCAAGCGCGAAACCAATATCGCCGGTCTCTATGCTGCCCTGGCGGCAGTTCCGGGATATGCGCTCAAGCGCAATCTGCCGCTCGACGATCTCGATGAGGGATTTCAGACCCTGCAGGACGGTCCGGCGAGCGAATTGACCGACGAATTCTTCAATGGTCCGGTCTTTGAGTTCACGGCCAGGCCGGTGCTGGTGATCGTTGTGCGCCATGCCGACGAGGCGCAGCGGGACAGCCTGCTGGATGCGGCAATCGAAGCCTTTCGGGCTGCGGCGGAAGCAGCTTTGCCCTTCGGTGCCAATGTGACGGCCATACGGGTGCTGCCGCCCGAGACGGCGCCACGGGAAATCTGGGGTGCCCTGCCGCTCAAGGGTGCCGAGATGACTATTGAAATCGATTATTGGGCCGAAACCTCGGCCGGCTGACCTGATCAGGAGAGAGACATGGCCAAGCAACGCGCGGTTGGCGCGGATGTCGTCAACCTCATTGGCTTTGAAGCCACCTATGGCACCCCGCCAGACGGATCGGGCGGTGGCGTCTATTACCGCGTCCCCATGCGCCAATATGGATTGTCGCCGGAGCAGCCACCGGAAGATGACCCTACCTGGAACCTGGGTTCGCCCGATGCTGGCGATCCGGTGCAGGGGCCGGTGATCGTCAATGACGCGATGACGGTGCCGATGTGCGCGCGCAATCTGGGCGTGGTGCTGAAGACTGTGTTCGGAGCGCCCGACAGCGCAGAGACGGGCGTTGACAGCGGCGTTTTCGAGCATGAATTTGTGTCGGGGCAGGAATTGCTGAGCTTTGCCAGCCAGACCGGGCATCCGTTGCTCTCGACGCCCAAATGGAACACCGTTTATGGGACGAAGGCGGGCGGGCTTAATTTCGATCTGGCCCGTACCGGCCGCGCCCTGGCTGAGGTGCCGCTGATCGGGCAGGGCGAAACCAGCGATGTCGGTGGTGCGCGTGACGCAACGCCAATCCAGCTGGCCTATCTGCCCTTCGATAATGCCAAGGCCGCGATCACGGTGGGGGGCAGTGCCATCGGCAATGTCAGTGCGGGCCGGGCACAGTACACCAACAGCCTGGAGAGCGCGGAGAATATCCGGGCTGACGGGTTGATCGATGGCGTGGATGAAGGCGAGCGCATGTGCACCGGCACGCTGGATGTGCGCTACAGCACGTCTACCGCGCTCGAGACTTTGGCCAACGCCAAAACCCCTGCCGCTGTGGTGATCACCTATGGCCTGGCCTCACACCCTGATTTCAGCCTGGTCATCACCATGCCGCGGGTGTTTTTCTTCAAGCCGAAGCTGCCGATCAATGGCCCAGGCGGGATCAGCCAGAGCTGGCAGTGGCGCGCGGCCCGTGACCCTGACCTGGGCTACCTCATGTCTGTTGTGCTGACCAATGACGTGGACAGCTACTGATGGATATTGGTGAAACTGACCGCAAAACGCCCCGTTGGCTGGATCTGGCCGACGGGGTTTCCGTGTTTGCTCTGCCGGTGACCACGCCCATCAGCTATGCGGCCCGGTCTCGGGCGGACCATATGGTGGTGCAGGCGATCGAGGGTGGCGAAGCCGTGAGCCGCGCCGGTGGACATGTGACTGGCCTGCCTGATCTTAGCGATGAGGTCGAGCGCAATGGCGTCTGGACCTATTTCTATCTAATCGGCATAGCCGAACTGACGGTCAGCGACTGGAAGGGCGTGCAGGAGCGTGGCGCCGACATTCCTTTCGATTCGGCCAAGCTGGCGGCCGTGATCGCCGACCCTGTGGTCAGTAACGCCTTTAGTCAGAAACAGCTCCAGCGCCACAACCGGATCGCCCGCGAGGGAAACTGATTGCGCTCCTTGCCGCCTGGCATTGGGGGCGCGGCAAGGGGCGCAAATATTGTGAAGGCTGCAAGGTAACGGGCGCTGCATGCGCGACCACGCAGCCGGGAGACTGCCCCTATCATGCCCATGCCCCGAAGTCGGATGAGGGGCGCATGGCCTGGGGGTTGTTCATGGATGACGCGCACCGCTTGCGGCTTTCCCCCGGGGGCGCAGTGCTTGGTGTCGACATGGATCGCGCCCTGCGCCGGCTGATGCTGGCCGGGGTTGATGGCGACGAGGCGGAAACACTGTTGGCCGGCTGCGAGCGTGGTCTCGTCAAGGCACTGAGCGAAAAGGATGACGATGGTGAACCGGAATAAGGAAGTGGGTGTCCGCGTCTCGCTAAAGGGCGGTGCGGATACGCTCCGGCGCTTTCATGAACTGGGTCTGGAAGGGCACCGCGCCCTGGCCCAGATCGAAGCCCAGGGCCGGGAAGCCAATGCCGTGCTCAAGCAGATCAATGCGAGCGCGCAGGTGAGCCGGGAGGTCTTTGGTGGATTGCAGCGGCTGCGCGGCGGTGTGGCCGGACTGGTCACTGGCCTTGTGGCCAATGCCACCGTGCAGCAGGTGCGTGACGTGGCGCGCGGCGTGGCGGAAGTCGGTGATGCCGCCAAGCGGGCAGGCCTCGACATCAGGGCTTTCCAGGAGCTGAAGTATGTTGCCGAGCAGAACCGCATCGGCGTTGACCAGCTGGTGGACGGCATAAAGGAACTGAACCTGCGGGCTGATGAATTCATCACCACAGGGGGCGGCTCAGCTGCCGAGGCGTTTGAGAGGCTGGGCTACAATGCCGAGCGGCTGCGCGAAAAGCTCAAGGATCCTTCGGCGCTGTTCAGCGAAATCATCGGCAAGCTGCAATCGCTCGACCGTGCGGCGCAAATCCGCGTCATGGACGAGATATTCGGTGGTTCGGCCGGCGAGCTGTTTGTGCAGCTGATCGAGCAGGGTGAGCAGGGTATCCGCGATACGATCACAGCAGCGACCGAGCTGGGTGCGGTGCTGGACGAAGACCTGGTCAAGAAGGCCGATGATCTGGACCGGAAGTTTTCCGAGATTGCCACCACGGTGGACCAGGGGCTGAAGCGGGTGATTGTTGAGGCGGCGCACCTTCTGGGCGTTTTTCTGGACCAGTTCAACTCGATCGAAAACCGCACTCAGATCAATCCTCTGCAGAACCAATTGGCCCATCTCTACAATCGACGGGCGGGTGTTAGGGACTCCATCGCCACGCTGGAAGACGACATCGCAAAAATGGGCGAATTCAATCCGCTCAAGATGCTGAGACAAGGAGAGCTGGCGGAGCTTCGGCAGGAGTTTGAGGACCTAACGACGGAAGCGGATCGCCTGTTGTCCCGTATAACGGAGCTCCAGGGTCGTGGCTCCACTCCGCCGGTTGTGCCAAAGATTGACCTGCCTGGGAGCCTGCCAAGCTGGGAGGACTTCAGCTCCACATTCAAGTCACCAACGTCTGGCGCCGGATCCAGTCGCAGTAGCACCACCACCGATGCCGATCGGCAAAGGGAGAAAATTCGCGGCGTGGTGCAGGCTTTGCAGGATGAGCTTGCCGCGCTGAACATGACCGCCGTCGAGCGGGAGGTAATGAACCAGCTGCGCCGCGCCGGTGTGGAGGCGGCGTCCAGAGAAGGGCAGACAATCCGTGGCCTGGTCGAGCAGCTGGACAAGGAGCGGGATTCGATCGAGCTGGTCGAGAGTGCGATGGAAAGCCTTGGCGGAACGGCCAAGGACGTGCTGGGCAGCATCGTTTCGGGTTTTCGTGAAGGCAAGGAAGCTGGCGAGGTGCTGGCCGATGTCACTGACCGGCTTATCAACAAGTTGCTGACAGGTGGCATCGATATGGGGGTCAATGCCCTGACGGGCTGGCTGTCGAGCGCGTTCCGACCGGCAACGGCAGGGTTTGTCCCCGGCCTCACCGGCCCGTCACTCTTTGGCCAGGCGCATTCCGGTTGGCTGGTCGGCCGGGGCAGTGCGCCACAATCGCGGCATCTGGCGACCCTGCCGCGCATGCATAATGGCGGCCTCAGCCGGGAAGAGGCGTTGATCGTCGCCCGCCGGGACGAAGGCGTGTTCACGCCACGCCAGATGGACAATGCCGACAGCCTTGTGCAGGCCCTGGTGCGCAATGCACAGCAGGCGCGGCAGCAGGCTGGCCCCCTGCATGTCGAGATTGTTAACCCGGCAGGCGACAAGCGGGTGGAAAGCGCGGAAATGCGGCAGGGCAGAGATGGCATTCCAATTGCCCGGGTCGTTCTGGCGGAGGTCAAGAACGGTTATGCCCGAGGCGAAATGGACGGGTTGATGCGCGAGCTTTATGGCATCAACAGAAAGGGTCGATAGTGAGTGTGACCGATTATCCCAGCAAACCGGGGGACCGCTGGAGCTTTGCCAACACAACCAGCGGCGCCCTGCAGGTCACCGTCACAGCGGGCGACGGCACTATCGTTGCTGCCAAGCTTCATCCTGGTGCCGAGATTGAGCTGGTCACTGGTGAAGCGGGGGCAATCGGGGTGAAAATCGAAAATGTGGATACTCCGGCGCGGCCCGCATTGGTGAGATCGGATGCCTGAAGCCTGGCCGGCCGACGTGCCACACACCCCTATTGCTGGCAGCTTTCAGGGCACGCCGTTTCGCGCGGCGGATGCAACTGAGTTCGAGGATGGACCTGCGCGGGCGCGGCGGCGATCCACCCTGCGGATCGCGACGCTGCGCTTTGCCATCCGCATGTCAAACGCCCAGTTCGATGCCTTTCACCTCTGGGTCAACGAGGTGCTGATCGATGGCACCTTGCCCTTTTACATGCCGGTGTGGCGTGGGGGCGGATTTGTCACCAAGCTCTGCCGCTTCACGCGCGGCGAACCCTTTTCCGACGATCCGGGCCAGGGGTTGCGGCACCGGGTATCGGTTTCGCTCGATGTCGAGGATTATTGATGACGGATTGGTCTCAGGCTCTTGAAGAAGCCTATGCATCGGCGCCGGCAGATGAATTCGTGGTGTCCACATTGGAACTCATTCACCCCGCATTCGTGGATGAGAGCGACAATGCGGACAGTGTGCGCATCGTCCTGGACGAGCGCGACTGGGACCTGACACTTGAAGCGGATGCGCCACTCTTTGGTGGAGAGACCAAGACCTTTCAGGCCCTGGCCATGGACGTAACCTTGCCCGAGCAGGTTGACGGGCAGATGGGCAGCATCAAGCTGGCGCTCGACAATGTGCCGCGCACGGTGTGGCCGAAGCTGCAAGCGGCTGCAAAGGTGCGCGCATCGGCCAGGCTGGTCTATCGGGAGTGGGTGGCGGTGCGCGATGCCGAGAGTGGCGCCTATGTCGCCAGCACTGCGCCGGACCTGATTATCGGCGACCTGACCATGCGGGTGGTTTCCGCCTCGGTCCTGCGGATCGAGGGGACGGCAACCTTTGTCGACCTGCTCAACAAGGGGTTTCCCCGGCGCACGTTCAGCCGGGAGGATTTCCCTGGCTTGTTCGGAGCGGATTGATGGATCGGGTGGCGATCATCAATGGCCTGATCGGCCGGCCATATGATCTGGGTGGGCGGGCGCCGGGCAGTATTAACTGCTATGGCTGCGCACGGATCCTGCAGCGCGAGATTTTCGGGCGTGACATGCCGGACTTTGCCATGCCGGGAACGGCCGGGCGGCAGGGGATCGCGGCGGCCATCGCCGTGCACCCAGAGCGCGGCCGCTGGCAGGAAATCGGTGCGCCTGAGGATGGCGCATTGGTGACCATGGCGCGCAATGATTGCGGCTATCATATTGGCACCTGGCTGGCTGAGGATGGCGGCATCATCGTGCATGCCCTGGAGGTGGTGGGCGTCGTTGCCGACACAACCAGCTCGCTTCAGGCGGTCGGCTGGCGCCGCTTTCGCTTTCATAGACCCCTCTAATCCGAGAGCATTTGATGATCTTTCCTGACCCTGCCCCGTCAAAGGGCGGGATGGTTCAACTCGTCACCGGTCCTTTCGGGGCGCCAGAGCGCAGCATTGCGCTCGACCGTCCCATGGCGATTGCCGAGGTGATTTCGGCCTATGCCCTGCGCTTCCGCCTGCCCACGATCGCCGTCATGCAGGGTGAGCCGGTCTTGCGCGGGCTATGGGCGGTGCGGATGGTGCGACCCGGCGAGGTGCTGAGCTTTGTGGCCGTTCCTCGGGGCGGCGGCGAGGCAGGTGGTACCGGCAAACAGATCGCCGGCATGATTGCGGCCCTGGCGCTGTCGGTGGCGGCGCCAATGATCGGGGGATTGCTCTTCGGCGCAGGTACGCTTGGCGCCAGTCTGGCCTCTGCGGCCATTCTGGTGGGTGGCGGTCTGTTGCTCAACGCCATTTTCCCGCCCCCTCAGGCGGCGCCGGCGGCGACGGCCGAAAGGGTCTATTCGGTCAGCGCGGCCAATAACCAAGCGACGCCGCTCGAACCGCTGCTCAACCTTTACGGGCGCTTGCGCTTTGCGCCGCGTCACGCCAGCCGGCCCTATGCCGAATATCGGGGCAATGATCAGTATCTCTATCAGTTGTTCCTGGTGACGACCGGCAAGGCCGATATCCCCAAAATTGAGATCGGCGATACCGAGGCCTGGAACAGTATAGACGGCTATTCGAGCAGCTTTTCGGATCTGGAATTTGAGATTGTCCAGCCGGGGCAGGACGTGACCCTGTTCCCGGCCAATGTTGTGACTTCGTCGGAAGTCAGTGGGCAACCGGTGCCTGATCCGCCTTCGGTGCTTGGGCCATTCGTGGTCAACGCCGCTGGCACGACAGTGGATCGTCTGGCGGTGGACTTCGCCTTTCCGGGCGGTCTCTACACAGCCAATAACAAGGGTGTGGCTGCAAACTCGATCGCGCTGCGGGCGCAATATCAGGCGATCGACGCCAGCGGTGATCCGATTGGTGGCTGGAGCGATCTCTTTGCCGAGACGGTTTCGGCGGCCACCCGCACGCCTCAGCGCATGAGCCGAGAGGCCAACGTGGCTCCCGGGCGCTATCAGGTACAGTTCCTGGCTGATGAAGCCTTTGACGCTGACGATGGCGCATCTGTCAATGCGGTGGTCTGGGCTGGGTTGCGGGGGTATCTCACCGATTTTGTGACCCCGCCCAATGCCACTTTGCTGGCCATGAAGATCCGGGCCAGCGAGCAATTGAGCCAGACGGCCGCCAATCAGGTAAGGGTCACGGCCGAGCGCTATCTGCCGGTCTGGACCGGGGCGGCATGGGAGGAGCAAAAGACGCGGTCCATCGCCTGGGCGGCAGCGGATTTGCTGATGAACTCCGACTATTCGCTGGGCCTTTCGAGCAACACGTTCAGCCTGGACGAGTTGCTGGCGCTTGACGCCACCTGGGCGGCGCGGGGTGATACGTTCAACGCCCTGTTTGACCGAAGCTGGACTGTGCAGGATGCCCTGCGCGCCATTCTTCGGGCCGGGCGGGCTCAGGCCGTTCGCCAGGGCGGCCGGATCGGCTTTGTCCGGCTAGAACCCAAAACCGTCAAGCGCGCGGTGTTTTCGCCCCGCAATGTCGTGCGGGGGAGCTTCCGCCACCAGCTGGTGCTGTTCGATGAAGAAAAGCCTGACCACGTCATCGGCTCCTATGTCGACGAGACAACCTGGCAGACACAGGAAGTAGTGGGATCACTGGCTTCGATCGGTGCCGATGCACCGCAGAAAGTGGAGTGGTTCGGCATCACTGATCACGACCAGGCCTGGCGGGAGACGGTCACCGAGGCGGCCGTCAATGCCTATCAACGAGAATTTGTGAGCTTCACGGCCGAATGGGAAGGCAAGCTGCTGACGCGCGGTGACCCTATCCTGGTCCAGCATCCGTTTCTGGAAGGCGTGGAGCCGGCCGCCTTGGCGGCGCGGAACGGGGATGAACTGATCCTTGATCGAGAACCGGCGAACGCTATCACTGGCGATGCCTATGTGGTCCTGCGCGGGCGCGATGGCCGGGAGTGGGGGCCGTGCCTGGTGGCCAGCATGACCGGCGACGTCATCTCGCTTGATGCGGCGGACCGGGCCGTGGTCGAGGCGGGCATGGGCGATCTGGATGACGTCTTGCCTGGTGATCGCGATGAGCGCGCGCATGTGCTGATTTGCGACGGCGAGATGCGGCCTTTCAATGGGCTGGTGGTTTCGGCTTCGCCCAGCAGCAATGGGCGAGTTGAGGTGACGGCGGTGGTCGATGCGCCAGAGGTGTATCTGGCCGATGCCACCGAAACCATGCCTTCGCCCTGGACACCGCCGGTTCTGCCACCGCAGAACCCGGCGCGGCCTTTATTGCTCGGACTTTATGCGCAGCTCAAGGCTGGCATCGCCCAGCTCGAACTTGATGCGGTATGGCAGCCAACGCCTGGGGCGATCGGCGGGTATGTTGCAGAAGTCAGCTACGACGATGATGCTATACCGGATGCGCAGAAGTCCTGGACTCCCATCTACCAGGGCATGGCCAACCGGTTCACCGTGCCGGTATTGCCACAGGCGCTGACGCTTCGGGTCGCGCCGGTCGGCGTCCTGCAAGGGGCGTGGACGAAACGTGTGTTCACCTTGGGCGAAGTGCCGACGATCCTTATCCCAGGAGAGTATCTCGATATTGACGACCTCATCGAAGATGCTGTGGGTGATCTTACTGGTAGCTTGGAATGGGTCGGACGGGGCGTTCGGGATGCCATTAATAATTTTGAGCGCTTAGGCTCGCTCCTCGCTGAGCAGGACCTGGCCAACTTCAATGACCGCCAGGTGCTGCAAAGGACACTTGGCAAGAAAGTCGGCGACCTTGAAGCCAGCTTCACCGAGATCATCGAAGTGGCGCTGGGGCCGGGCGGGGCAATCGCGCAATCGCTGGAAGCCCTCTATGCGGCGATGGGCGGCAGCACGTCTGAGGTCAATGTTCGCTGGGAGGCTGTAGCGGCCCCATCTGGTTATTCCGCTCGATATGGTCTGACAGCGGCTGTCAATGACGTGAGTTACCGTTCATCGTCGTTCCTTGTCGATGTTCCTCCCAACCCGGAAGATCCAACCCGAGTTGTCTTGGCAGCCGATCAAACGGTGGTGTCGAACGCGGATGGCACTGAAACCTATGCTCTGTTCGATGAGAATGGCTTGATGACGCGGGACATCACGGCTGCACTGATCAAGAGCGCTGACGAAGCCAGTTACTGGAACCTGACCACTGGCGCATTCCGGATATCGACCTGATGGCAATCGTGTTCATGACGGACCCGACCACGGGAAGGTGCGCGCTCTATGACGAGAATGGCTCTACCGGGGATTTCAACGATCCCAACTCGGCGCGAAACGCCCCTCTCAACAGCCCAGCGTCACATCTCGACAAGGTCTATTTCCACTCGGACTTCGACTATATGGAGGTTAGTCACGGCCCCACTGCGGTGACTGTCAACCACGCGGCCCTGTCGATTGGTGCGGCACCGCCAGGGCAGATTTTCCCGTTTGGCTATACCACGGCCGCCGCCGATCATCTGCTGCTGACCCACTCTCTCGGCTATCCGCCTCTGGCCTTGGTGATCTATGACGGGAATGTCTGCTGGCCCGGAATGCCGGTGCAGGCGGACGCTGGTGGTGGTGCCCGGTTTGTGACGGCCTATGTCACCAATACCGAACTGCGGCTCTATGAATTCGCTTCGGTCGGCAGTGGCGGCCTGCCGGCTGTCAGCCGGGAATATACCGTTCTGGTCTTCAGGGCTCCGCCAGCACCGTCGGGCGATGTCCTGCTCGATTTCGATCCTGCCACCGGGGTGGTGCAGATGGGGCTGGGGAAGTTCGACAGCTCCCGACGCTACCTGCAGGTGGTGCCTGGCGGCTCGCCCTTCGGCCTATCGCTCGGGCGAACCATTGACCTCAACAACGGGGCTCCACGCGCCGTCCGGCCTGATGGCACAAGCTATGATCCTGTGCCGAGCGGCCTGCAGCTCGGACTGGGTCGCGGCGCCATGGGGATCGCTGACTATGGTTATGTCTATGGGGCATCCATGGCTTATGGCGGCTCCTTCACGGGCTCGGGCAGTGTTCAGGTGCAGGCGCCATGAGTGACGGGTTCTCGATTGTTGATGGCCAGATCGTCATCGAAAAAGACGGGCGCATCGTCTCGACCACCGATGGCACCTTGGTTAACTTACTGCCTGAAGCCTACGATTTCGAAAGCACCATCAACGTGGTGTTTCCCGATTTCACCAAGGACTATGCCTACAACTGGCAGTGGGCCAATGACTACAATGTCGGTCTGGTCGCCCAGGATAATGCCTGCGCCACGGCCATCAGCGTTCCGGCACAGGAATGGTCGTCGGAAACCGATCTGGCCGACGCCCCGACTGGCGCCGATATTTTTGTCGGGCGGGTCCGGATCAATCGAACCGTTGCACCGTCCCACACCTGGGGCAGCAATGCGATCGAACTGGTTCAGCCCAGCAATGTCTGGATTCCATTCTCCGGCTCTCTGCTTATGGAGGCAGAAGTCGGTATGGCAAGGGCGTTTTCCCTCTATTTGAGCGGGGGAAAGCTGAAACTGCACCGGCAGCAATCGGTCAGTGTTCCGCCTGGTGGCTGGGGCAGCTATGGCGGGGCAGGCTTCAACTGGACAGCGCCGGCAGACAGCAATGGCGGCGAGTGGGTCTATGGCACCTCACCAGGCATCCCTGTTGTCGAGATCGAAACCAAGAACAGCCCCGGCACCATTGAAGACGCGGACATGTTTGCGCCGCTCTACAAAACCACACATCGGCGCGGCGGCTCCGATGCATGCTCGACAAGCCTGAGCACCAATTTTTCGTCCACCTACCAGGTTGAAGTCGTCGGCAAGTTCGGCCGTCGCTCCTGATCTCAGAGGCATCAATGGCAGAGACCATCTATTCGGTCGGAACCGTAACGGTTTCGAACGGCGGCACAACTGTGACCGGCGTAGGCACGTCCTGGCAGGGCAAGATTTTCGAGGGCGACCTGTTCACCGACCCGGCGCAGGGCATCTTTGCGCGTGTCACAGCCGATGCGACCAGCAACACGTCGATCAGCATCAATGCCTGGCCTGGCACCGCGCTTTCTGGCGATGCCTATGAAATCCTGCTTACTCCCGACAGCGTGCGCGCCTCGGAACGCACCAGACAACTGCTCGAACAGTTGAGCGTCGTCCAGGCTAATGGTCGCGGCCTGTTCTTCAACTTCAGCGACAGCGTGACCGATGCCGATCCCGGCTCTGGCTATATCCGCCTCAACAATGCTGATCCGACACTTGCCACGGCTGCCTATATCGACGTGCTCGACGCCAATGGCGGGGCTGTATCAGGTGAAATCGACACCTGGGATGACAGCACGTCGCTGGGTAAGGGCAATCTCTGGGTGCGCGGCATTGCCGATCCTTCGGCCTTCCACGCCTACGAGTTGACCGGTTCGGTTGTGGACGGCACTGGCTACCGAAAGCTGACCCTGACCTATATCGGCGGCTCTGGCAGCTTTGCGGCCGATGACGAGCTTATGGTGGCGTTTGCCCGCACTGGCGATACCGGCGAAGGCTATGTCACCGATGCCACCGTGGCCGACCCTTCCGAATTGACCGCGCTTGAGGGTGAGGCGGCGGGGTATCTGGTATTCGTCACCGACCTGCAGACCGACTTCGGCGCCTATTCTGGCCGGTCTGGTGTCGTGCGGCTCATTGCGGGCCCCGATTGGGAGCTAGTGGCGGTCTACACCGGGCCGCAGGGTGTCCAAGGCATTCAGGGTATCCAAGGCATTCAAGGTGGGCGCGGCATTAACTGGCAGGGCGACTACAACGGCGCCACTGCCTATGTCGAAGACGATGGCGTGCTCTACAACGGTTCGTCATGGCGCGCTCTAGGAGACACCACCGGCAACGCCCCGCCGACCCTGCCAACCACAAGCAATGCCTATTGGCAGCTACTGGCACGGCAGGGCATCGATGGTGCGGGTACGGTCAACAGTGTGGCGGCTGGCACTGGCATTGCCGTCGATAACACCGATCCGACGGCGCCTGTGGTTTCGGCCCCTCACGCCGTTAGGTTCAACGAAGCCCAGGCATTGACCGCCGCCCAGAAGGGTCAGGCTCGGGCGAACATCGGGGCGGACGTTCTGGCCGGTCTCCGCAACAAACTGATTAATGGCGCATGGTCGGTTGCCCAGCGGGCAAATTCGGGCAACATTGCCGCCGGTGCCACGGGATGGGTTGGGGATCGATGGCAGGTCTACAATGGGACCAATCAGCCGCTTACTTGGTCTATCATCTCGGTTCTGGCGTATAACTATGCGATCCCGCCTTACGTCGAGAATTTCCTGAATATCAACTTCGCCGTCGGTCCAACAACTGGCACTGTCGAATTGTTCCAGCGTATCGAGAGCGTAAAGACCCTCTCCAAAGGGGATGTCTCAGCCCGCATCTATGCGTCCGGTCCCGCAGCCTTTGATGCCTATTTTCTCTTGCAGCAAAGGTTTGGGTCAGGCGGTTCGGCTTCGGTGGTTGTTAACGGTGTCACGACTTCTGTGAACGGCGTCTCCAACTTCGTTGAGAAGAAAGACGTGCTCACACTTGCACATACAGGCGGAAAAACCTTTGGTGTGGGGCACGACCTGACCTTTGACTTTGTGTTCACACCTAGGACTGCCGGAAACTACGGCTTTACGGCCGCCTCTTTGGTTGAAGGCGATGCGAGTGCTGAGGCCGATCCGTTCTCGCCGCGTCATGTCCAGCAGGAAGAAGATATTTGCTGCCGGTACTATGAGAAGGGAAATGGTGCGGGGAACGCTGGCGTCTATCACTTCCATCCATACAGGGTGCGTAAGCGCGTTGTCCCTTCCATTTCTTGGACGCCGGGGGGAGGCTCAAACACCGACTTAGGGACCTACGACAATGGCTTCTATGTAAATCCGACAGCATCAACTGGCTACTCGTACGTCGCAGACGCGGAGCTTTAA